CCTCGCAGAAGAAGATTGGGAGTGGATTGATTCGTGTTTTGGTTTATATGGCGATGACGGGCTAATGGAATTTAATAGTGCAATAGAACAATGGGGGAGTAAATGAATAGATTTACAACATATAACAGCTATGAAAAAAAGTTGGATAATATCTTCAAACAATTCATAAAAGATTTTTATGACAATAACATTTATAACCTGGTCATTAAAGAAAATTTGACGCTTGGCGAGTTAGTAGATTTTCATGATAATTTTTCTGTGAGTGAAGATGCCCGACAAGTTTTAAGTAAAATGTTAGAGTTAGATTGCGAAATTCATAAATACATAAGGAGAGCAAAATGAGTGGTTGGAGTGATAGTGGCGTTTGTCCTAATTGTGATAGCGAAAGATATATAATGAGTGGAGAAAATAGACCATTTGATATGGTATCAAGTAATTGTTTAGACTGTGGTTTCTATACATATACTCATAGTGGGATTGCAGATTTAGAAGAGGTAAATCTTCAACGGGAAGATTTTGAACATTGGGGGGACGAAAAATTAAAACCCCTAAAGACAAAAAGAAAACCTACGGAATGGGCTACGGAACATATGGAAAGTTATCTATCTAAAGAAAAGACTGATCCGGCCATTTTGGTGGAGTATTTTAACGACAAAGAAGAAGATTATCAAGTAGACAAGTATACTTTAGATAATTTTGTAATTGATTTTTAACAACAAACAGAGTGGTTTGCGTAGTGTTATAAATAAACTTGCGACTAAGTTAAGGCTTTATACTATTCCTGGGGACGAGTAATGACTACTATTAAAGAGGCAATACAATATCTTAAAGAGGCAAAAAGGTTTACAAGAGGGACAATGCCCCTTACTTTAGTCTTAGAGGACGATAAGGAACTAGAGGTCTATCAAGAGGCCCGAAAAGGAATGAGAGGAATCAAACACATAGATTTTGAGGTAAGAGAAGATGTTTAATTGGTATGAAAAATTAAGTATGTATTTCGTTGCCCTGGTTATTATAGCATTCATAATTATCATGGGAGATGTAAAGGCCCAACGGGAGAAAGAAGAAAAAACAAGAGAGTGTATTCAATTTTTAGAAAGGAGTAGAAAATGGCTAAAAGATTAATCCCTGGAAAAACTAACAAAGACAAAGGAAAAATTTTATCACACAGAAGACCAAAAGTTGATTTAAATGTTTTAAAAGGAACGAGATACGAGCATTTAATTAAATGTTTAGAGGCCCGTGAAGAAGAGAATAAGAAAAAAAGAAGAGCCAAGAAGTTAAGAACTAGAGAGAAAATGAATGCTCTTTCCGGATAAAAAATATAAAACCATATTAGCTGATCCCCCCTGGCAAGAACAAGGTGGGGGGAAGATAAAGCGTGGCGCAGATAGACATTATCCTCTTATGAAAACGGAAGAAATCAAGAAATTAAATGTCCCCGACCTAGCTGATGATAATTGTTGGTTGTATTTATGGGTTACAAATAACTTTTTAAAGGACGGCCTTGAGGTTATGGAGGAGTGGGGATTTAGATATGTAACCAACATGGTGTGGGCTAAAGATAGATTTGGCATTGGATATTATTTTAGAGGGCAACATGAGATTTGTTTGTTTGGAGTTAAAGGTAACTTAAAACCTAAACATAGAAATATACCTAGCCTGGTTTATGCAAAGAGAGGTAAGCATTCGGCTAAACCCGGAGAAACCATTCAAGTCATAGAACATATGTCGCATGAGCCAAGAATAGAACTGTTTGCTAGAGATACCCGACCAAATTGGGACGCATGGGGTAATGAGATACCCGACTTAACTACAGAAGAATTTTTGTTTAATATATTATAGGAGAAAAAAATGGGTGTATTAGGTGATATGAGTTTTAAGGAAAATGATCCTTTATTTGTAAAGATAGAAAGATTTAAAACCTTGGTAAAAGAACAAGAGCATGAAAAGAAAAATGCCGTAGAAGATATGTTTGGTAAGACCTCTCTTAAATCCGTTAAGGATATTGTTACTAAAGTTTGTAATGATGAGAGGGGAGTTTTAGATTTTGTAGAGGATAGAATAAAATTGGAACTTGAGAGGAATAATGAATATAAAGATTTTGTTATTATGGAAAAGAATGGCCCTGACCATTGGAGGCAATTAGGCAACCCCGACACTTTTGATAATACGAAAAACGAATATGAACACCTTCAAAAAGAAAATCCTAGTTCTATTTATTCTATGTTGAGGGTAGAAAATTTAGAATCAGAGGTATGTGAGTGGATTGAGAAGAGGGATTTTCATATAGAGATTAATAGAGATTACATAATGATAGGGATAAAAGGGAAATACTTTAGAATACCCATGTCTGAGGAAGTTGATCTGACACATATAATACTTCAAAGTGTTAAGGCGATGAGAGGGATTTGACTTTAGGTTTACATTTCGTATAATGACGTGCTGATTAAAGCTCAGCGTGGTGTGGGGGTTCATTTTAACTCCCTTTCTTTAAAATCCAAGCCCCCATACCGAAACAGAGAGGAAAAAAATGAGATTGATATACTACATAAGACACCTATTATGCTTTAGATTTAAGTGGAGAAAGCGATGACTGATAGCGAATTATTACAAAAAATATTTAATACTTGGGACGAGTTTGCTCAACCTGGAGCAAGACGAAACCCTTTAACTGTGCCGGAATTAGCGAAAAGAATGGAAACATATAGGATACAATTCTATGGTAAAGGCCGAGAAGTTCCGCATGAGTTCCATGATGATGTAAAGTGATCGCCTGACACAAAAAAAATGTAATTACAAGATATTAAAGTCGTTTTATTTGAGGGAAAAAATAGACATGAAAACAGGAAAACCAAAATTAGGGTTGACGCATTTCTCTGTGTAACGNAGACGGGACACTTAACGAAGATCCAGCTATGATCCGGCTTTTCTTAGAAAAAGTAGAGCCAATAGATTTAGGCCGTATCGTTATAAATTTCTTTGAAACGCAGTTAGAAGAACAAGAAGATGAAGTTTTTCTTGGTAATGTTATACCCTTTAAAAAAAGGAGTGATAAATGATTTCATTAGAAGGACAAGCCGTAAACATCGGTTTTAGTAAACAAAAGAGTAACCAATGGGTAGCTAAACGAAGAGGGATAAATATTATTCTCACCATAGATGAGAAAGAAAAATCTCCAAGATATACTACCCCGACAGAGCTTATAGTTAATTCCGCTATATTGTCTTTTAACGGGTTCGACAGCGCATTAAAAGCTTCTGAAGTATTGTTAAACAATGCTTTCTGCGCTGAGATTATGGAAATACAGTCAGCTTAAATTTAGGTAACTAACCATGTGATACCATGCGAGTTGTAGAACTCCGCTGGGAAAAACACTTATTGGTCAGTATATTTTTAGTGTTTTTAACCTTCCTGGCTAACTCATCAAGTGAAGATGGTTCTTATGAATACCCTCTCACGTGCGGAACTAGAAAGAGAAGAGCAACAGGCAAAGAAGACAAAGATTTGCTTGAACAAGAAGACTCATTTCTTTTTTAGGAATTTCTTTTGGCTTAAGAATTGTCCGTCCGTGCCTTTCTTCTGTGATCCTCCAATGAATATTTCTTTAGCTTTAAGATCAACATACAACAGTTGGACGCCTAATTTTTTTTGGTTGGGTTTTAAAGACCTAGATATTTTTGTTCCGTTTTTTCTTCGGGATTGAACTTTTATATCAAAATAAATAAACTATTCCGTCTTTGTCTACTCCGACTAAATCAATCGGGGCCTTGAGCCGACATGGGAATAAAAGACCATATGCCTTGTTCTATCAACCACTCAGCCGCTAATAATTCTGCCCTTACCCCTCTCGTGATATTACTCTTCATGGCTTGGTTATCGTGGGCCATATATTCCCCTGTAAAAAGTAATGCCCAGTCCATACAGACCAGGCATTACAAGTGGCTGCAATCCGTGGATGACATATGATAGAGAGGAAGACATATATCAAAAGTAGAGTCCTACCGTCCACATACACTAGATGTAGTGTATTAACCCGGTTTCGTCAACATATTGAGTTTTTTAAAGTTCGTTACCCCAATTATCCCAACCGTTAGCTTTTTGACGAGCAAACAATTCGATACGAGGAACATCGCCTATGAGTTCTACAATTCTATCCCGGACACAATCCGGCTTTCTTGAATGTTCCCGAACAGGCTCATAGACAAGCTGATGGACTTTACAGGATTCACGCTTAGGTTTTCCTCTTGTAGCTAATAGACACAATTCACTGTTGGCTCTCGTCCAATATCCTAAGCCCCAAAAGGTATCAAAGCTATCCATAGGTAAGAAAGAGGTCTGATTCGTTTTAAGTTTTTTATTTGTTTTTACCCAGTTAAACGCAAGGGTTTTGTAGGTAAATCCCCATTCTTCTATAGTTTTTATTCCCTCTAGTAATTTGGGAAAAGTTACCCATATAAACAAAACACAATCTTCATCTGCTAAATCACTAACAGGAAGTTTAAAGATTTCTTCTGGAGACATAGTATCGTATTTAGAGGTTACATTCCGATTACTTCCCTCTCCCCATGTTTGATAGTGCCATGGTGGATCAGCATAGATAACATTGTATTTCTTTTTTGGAAAAGGAATCATTTTAGAAATCCTTAAAAGTATCAATGCGTGGACACCCTGGTTCTTCAACNTCTAAAATAACNATTTGTCCCTCGCTNTTATATGCAGTTCCTATATGAATAGGCACATCGCAATTAGATACTCCCGTTGCATTACACCCTCCTAAAAGAATCACTAAGCTAATTATTGTTTTCTTCATCTTCTACCTCTTTAATACATTCAGCTATCACAGCTAAACATTGAGGAACAACAGCATTCCCCAAACAACGCAATCTATCTTTTCTATTTTTTACCCCTACAGCTACTCTTGATATAGGAGGTTCTTCCCCCCAATAATCTACCTCCATATTGTATGTAATATCTTCATTGATGGAGGTATGACCAATCGGAAACCCCATTAACCATTCAACCCATGGAGGATTTAATGCTCCCACAGGCTCTTTTTTTTCTTCGTGTATATGAACATGGGCTACTTCTGTTTCTAAATATCCTTTATGTCTGAGTTTTGCCATGCCTTCAGTTGTTTTCATATTCATACCTAGAGCGGCTCTCGCAGTGGGCCACATTCTATGGTCTTCTAATGCTCTCACTTTATCAGGTAAAGAGTTTGTTTCGGTTCGGCCTTTCTTTTTTAATGTTTCAGGCTTTCTTGCTCCTTTGTAATCTCTTGCAGTAGGAGTGGGATACATTTGCACATAATGACGAAGAGCAAAACTGTAAGTTTATTCCTTCTTCTTTTTTCTTTTTAGCTCTCTTCTTCCAATTTTCTAATTGTTCAGCCGGATTATCTTGGTGATCAGTCGCAACAGGAGTAGGAATTAAATTGTCTGTAGGCCACATTCTTAAACCCTCTTCAACCATAACCTCTTCTTTTAAGTGACCTGGTTTGTCTCTGCCTTTTCTATTTGTTTTGGCTTCTTTATCTATTTTTTCTTGTGTATTAGGATTACCCGAATCAAAAGCTGTAGGAGTATTCCACATTCTATGTGGTGTATCACTCATGCTATCTGTAACAGCTGCATTAAGACTCCAACCATGTGTTCCATTGATCATAGAAGGGGAAGGTTTCTCCCTATATGCCATACGGCTAGTCGCTCTTGGAGTGGGCCACAACGTAAACACCGTTGCCTTTGATGCCTTGCCTGGACGGCGACAGCGCCATATACGAATGGTTGGACTTGGTAGTTTTCATTTTCCAAATCAGAGACCGTGCGGGAGAGTCCCCATCTCCATGTTAACAAAGCCTTGCACATTTTCGCCAATGATCCATCTAGGTCGGGGCGTGATGCTTTTAATAACTCGTAACATTTCAGGCCAGAGGTCTCGGTCATCTTGCGCCCCTCGTTGCTTTCCTGCCCCTGACCAGGGTTGGCATGGGAAACCTCCGAGAACAATGTCAATTCTTCCGAGTCTGTCTTTTTCTTTGTCATAATCAAATTCCCTTATATCTGTATATATTGGAACATCGCTCCAATGTTTGTTTAAAACCTTTCCACAATATTTATCTCTCTCTACAAATGCCACGCATTCATAGTCTTCTCCATAAGCCATTTCAAAACCTAAAGTCATACCACCAATCCCGGCAAATAACTCTAAGCCTCGTAACTTTTTATTTGGTTTAATCTTTTCTGCTGTTGCTGAACGGCATTCTCAATCCCTCTCCCAGTGGATTTTTCTTCAGGTAAATGTTCCATAATATCTATCGGTTCTTCTTGGTTCATTTTATCGCTCCATAAAAGATTGATAGCTTCTTCTATTATTCTTATTTGACTTTTCTTTTGATCTTTAGCAAGCAGACGAGCTTTTGCTAATGATTTAGTATATATCCTGGCAGTTGAATAACTGTTTACATCTTGCATTTTTATTTCCTCTCATGTAAGGTTTACATAATATGTAAACATAATTTGATTTTTTTACAAGGAGAAAGTTATGAATGCTCAAGTGCCTGTTATATGGCATGACTATACGGGAAGGATAATAGCTCAATCATATATCCCTTCAAAAAGAGATATTGATTATTATAAAAGAGATTATCCTTTGGCAGCTCACGGAGTAGTTGCGGAACACGTCAGTGAACCTGAAAACTACCTGATTATAAAGCGTCAGCCCATTTATTCCCCTATAGAATAGTGAACAAAACATTGGTCGGGAGTGGAATCTGTTAAGTAAAAAACAGATAAAAAAAATTTCTACGCTTGACTTTATTTACTTAATAATTATATTAGCAATTATATTTTAATTAATTTTTAACTTTTTTTAGGATTTTACTATGACTTCAAATGATTTTAATAATGCTGAAATAGCTAAATTGATATTTCAGGAAGATACTAATTTAACTAATTGTTCTACTGACGAACTGCTTACTAAAAAAGAGCAGTTAGGGAGGATAAGCCGAATGGCTAAAGTGGCTAGTGAGAATATTGATCGGTGTCTAGACAGGACATACGGACAAAGGTTGCAATCTGAGTTGGCTATAAAAGAGAAGGATGATGGTTCTCATACTTTTACTATAGAAGACGGCTCTAAGCTTACTGCTAAACTTGGTTCATCTATCTCATATGATGATGAGCAGATTTGGAAAGCTTACGATTGTTTATGTAAAAGCTATCCCCCGAAACAGATGAGAAAAATATTTAAACTATCTGTTCCGGCCTCCCAATTTAATGCCCTCGAACCTACAGCTCAAGAAGTATTAAAAAAATCAAGAACAAAGAAAATTTCTGAAAAAATTACTTACACTTATAAAGGAGCTTAACATGAGCGGAACAAAAAATTGGATTATGCAAATTGAAGAAGATTTTAATGATATGGTATCAGATAGAAAATCTGCAACAGAATGGTTGCTTGGAGATTTTAAATCTTTACACAATGCTAATCACGAAAAATTAACAAACAAAAATAAAGAAGAGTTAGACGCTTTGTCTGATTCGGATTTTAAAGATTTATTTAGAGAATTGGTTTTAGATCCAATTGAAGAAGCAGAAAATGCTGAGGCATACTATGCAGATTTATCTTACGAACAATATAAGGAGGGCAATAATGTTAGTTAATGCAGAAGAAAGAAACAAACAATTTACAGGAGTAAAGGCCGTAATTACAGGCAAGCCTGGTATTGGTAAAACAACATTACTTACTCATTTAGATCCTCGTCACACATTATTTATAGACCTAGAAGCCGGAGATTTAGCTGTCGGAGATTTTAAAGGAAATACATTGCAACCTCGAACTTGGGCGCAGTGTCAAGCTATCGCTTGTTTAGCTGGTGGATTTAATCCGGCTATTCAAAATCCAAAGGCAAAGTATAGCCAAGCGCATTATGATGTCTGTAGTGAACAAATGGCTGATGTAAAAGAAGCTATTGAGAAATCAAAGACTTTATTTGTTGATTCGATAACTGTTGCGGCTCGATTAGCTTTACTAGCGGCTCAACAAAATCCACAAAATTTTACGAAGACAGGCGCACTTGATACTCGAGGTTGTTATGGACAAATAGGTAGAGAGTTAATGGAATGGCTTATTCAATTACAGCATACCCGTAATAAGAATGTCATATTCTGTTCTGTTCTTGATGAGTATCAAGATGATTTAGGACAACCCGTTTATGCCTTACAGCTTGAAGGCCAAAAAATATCTAGGGAACTTCCCGGTATTGTCGATCAAGTTATTACTTATGCCTTTGTTGATGAAGTCGACAAAGATGGCCATAAATCACGATCAAGAAAATTTATTTGTACTACAGATAATGATTTCGGTTATCCGGCAAAAGAACCGTTCAGGTAAACTTACAGACTTATGAAGAGCCTAACTTAAAACAATTATTAACAAAATTATTACCAACGCAAACTAAGGAGAAAAAGAATGCCTGATTTTAATGAATTTCAAACAGAAACCAAAACAAGTGACAATACCCCATTACCACCTGGACTTTATGCTGTGGAAATAAGTATTGATCGAAACAATACAGTAGAACATCCTGAAAACATGGATGTGTTTAATGGGGAGTTTATTCCAAATTTCTACAGGAAGTCAGGAGCAAGCCCACTACATTATTTTGCATTATGTTTTACGGTTATAAGCCCTGATTTTTCTACAAGAAAATTTTGGAAAAACATGAATGTCTATGGCGCTCCATTAAGTGAGGGGCAACAAAAGAGTGTTACTTTTTCTAATTTAATAGTCAGAAGATTGATAGAATCACATTACGGCCTTGAGCATGACGATGTATCTGAAAAAGCTAAGAATTTAAGAAAATGTTCTTATGCTGAACTTGAAGGTATGAATGCTGTTGTTGATGTGGAGATAGAGCCGAATGCTGAGTATGGAGATAAAAATACTTTTAATCCTTGGCAAGGTGTAATTACTGCTGATGATCCTCGTTATGCAGACTTTGCTCAATACTTTACTAACAAGGTTGTAGACACTTCAACTAAAACTTTTGAGAAAAAGGCTGAGGTTGTGAAACCAACCGGGAATACAGCTACAGCAGCCTCGAAAGCAGCCGACTTTGGTATATAGTTATGGGAGGCGATAAACTAACGGCCTCTCAGGTTAAAAAAGATATTCAAAGTTTGCAAAAAGCTTATCAGGATATTGGTAAAGTTACAGAAAAACTTGAACATACTATTGGCTCATTGCAGGGAAAGATAGATTCAGGAGAAATACCCAATATAGAAACTCGTGGGCGTAAGCCTAACGAGGAAAAACTAGAAAGGTTTCGCACGCTTTTCTCGGAGGGTAAAACGGTAACAGAAGTAGCAAAAGCCATGGGTTGCGCTACCTCTTATGCCTCTCAGAAGAAATCTGAATTTGGGTTGTAGTAAGTGGCACCTGGGTAAATCCATAAATCTCTGGTTTGTTGACAGGGTTTACTCGGGTGTTTTCAAATGTTTAAAAGTTGTGTAAAAGAAAAAAGAGGAAAACGTGTCTGTGGATTATGTCATAGCCTGGGTTATCATAATTATGGTTATCATGATTTTTCTCGATCTATTCCGATAGCTTGGTTCGGTTGCAGAGACGGACAAAATTTTTTTTCTAAAAATATAGGATACAATATGGATTATAAAGGAACAGATACAGAGTATGAAGCTGTAATTGATACTGTTAAAAATACATTACTGCCAATGTTTGAGGACATAGGTTTTGATAAATCTTTTAACGATTTAGAAAAACAAGAAGTTATTGATTTTGTTGTAAAAATAATTAATGGTTATAGAGATAACTTACATATACGAATCAGTGATGATAACCCTGAAGGTGTGGAAGAGTTTATGAATGTAAATGGCCTAGAGGTTCCAGAAAAAGGGCATGAAGTTATCGAGGGAAGAAAAGTAAAAGTTACGGGAAAAGGTAAGAATAAAAAATACTACGAACCTTACGATGATGAAATCCCGTTCTAGAGCAAAAGGAAAGAGGAAGATCCTTAATGTTAAAATCAGAAGAAAAAAAGATAAAATTAAATAAACTTGTTGGGGATATTTCTGACGAGATTAACGAAATTATAGATGATAAATTAGAGAAAGATAATCAACAACAGCCAAGACGAGAATATATTGGTGGTTCTAGTATAGGTGATGATTGTAAAAGAAAATTACAATATCGGTTGTTAGGACTTGAACCTGATAAACATTTTGAGGGAAGAACACTCAGAATATTTGGAACAGGGAATGCTTTTGAAGATATGGCTATAGGGTGGCTTACCAAAGCAGGTTTTAGTGTTAGAGAAAAAGATAAAACGGGTAAACAGTTTGGTTTTTCTCATTACAATGACAGAATAAAGGGCCATGTTGACGGGATCATTATGGCTAGTCCTTTTGAGGAAGACTATCCGTATCTTTGGGAATGCAAATCAGCTAACGATAGCAATTGGAAAAAATTTAAAAAAAATGGAGTAGCAAAAACTAACAAGGTTTATTTTGCTCAGATAGTTGTTTATCAATATTACATGGGATTAACAGAAAATCCGGCTCTCTTTACAGTTGTTAATAAAAATACACAAGAGATATACCATGAAAGGGTTTTATTTGATTCACAGTTTGCTCAAGAATGCTCTGATAAGGCGGCTTTAATACTTAAGGCTACTGATGCTCAAGAGTTAATGCCACGAGTAGCTTTTGACAGAGACCATTTTAATTGTAGGTTTTGTGAATTTAGTAAAAGATGTTGGGATGTAGATGGAGCAGAATAGGGAGATAGATCAATTCAAAAGACAATGCTCTAGCAGACTAGCCGATATATATTTTCATCTTTTCCCGGCTGGTAAAGTTATTGGGACAGAATTTGTTATTGGAGATTTAGATGGTAGTAGGGGCCAATCTGTTTCTTTTAGTCTTGATCCTTCTAAAAATGGTGTAGGAGGAGAGTTTAATACCTCAGATAAAGACAGAATGTTTTCAGACTTCATTGAGGTTTGGAAGTATAAAAAGAATGTTAACTTTGTCGAAGCCATTGAAGATATAGGAAAATTTTTAGGAGTAAATAATCCTATCGAATATACTCCTCCTCCAAAACAACCAACAAAAGAAAAAGGAAGGGTTGTTGCTGAATATCCTTATACAGATATTCATGGCAACCTGGTTTGCACGGTTATTAGAAAAGAGTTTAATGATGGCAATAAAACTTTTTTACCTCAATTAGCTAATGGCGATTATAAAATGCCGTCTGTTCGTCCACTTTATAATCTTTCTAAAGTAGCTAATTCAGATAATATTATAATAGTTGAAGGAGAAAAGTGTGTAGATGCGCTTACTTTAAAAGACTATGTAGCTACTTCTGCTATGGCCGGATCATCTGCTCCTCTTGATAAAACCGATTGGTCTCCTTTGGAAAACAAAGACATTATCATATGGCCTGATAACGATGAACCTGGTTTAAAATATGCTGAATCAGTTGCTACCTATCTTATAGGTTTTTGTAAATCAGTCAGAGTATTACAACCACATAAAGGAAAACCCAAGGGTTGGGATGCCGCTGATGCTGTAACAGAAAACTTTAATATATATAATTTCTTATCATTAGAAGAAGGCGATAGAAAAGTTATTAACCTTCTTGATAAAACTTTATCAGCTTCTAAGTACACTAGAGGCACTGCCCCTCCTTATAAATATTTGATAGAAGAAACTTTACCACAAGGTGTTGCAGGAGTTTTAGCGGCTCAGGGCGATACGGGTAAAGGTCTGTTAACTTTAGATATGGGTTTAAAACTTGCTTATGGAACTCCGGGAAGAGATAGAGTATTTGATAGCCCTATTACTAAAAATGGTTCAGTTGTTATAATGACTGCTGAGGATGAGGCAGACGAGATACATAGAAGAATTGATTCGTTAGATGACGAAGGTTATCGGTTTAGAGAGACAGGACATGATTTAAAAATTATTCCTTTTCCTAATTACGGAGGAACAGTTCCAATTGTTACTGTTGAAAAAGGCAGACCACAAATTACTCCTGAATGGAGAAATATATGCGACCAAATAAAAAAAATTGAAGATGTAGTTCTTGTTGTTATTGATCCACTAAGTTCTTTTGTTTATGCCGATATAAATGCTGATCCGGCTATGGGTAGTTTTGTAACAGGATATTTTGCTAGTCTATCAACCGAAACCAATGCAACCTGGTTAATAATACATCACATGGCTAAGGTAGATATGAAACACCCCGTCACAACACCTGAACACGCAAGAAATCTTATTCGGGGAACTTCTGCTATCGTAGATGGTCTAAGATTTGCTATGGCTATGTGGACTCCTCCTGAAAGTGAAATGAAATATATATGCAAAACTTTAGGGGTGGACTTTAGAAGAAATAGAGTTGCTCATGGCGCTGTTGTTAAATCAAAATGGCCCTGCTAACAGAGAGATAAGAACTTTTTTAAGAAACACAAAAAATGGTTTGTTAGAAGGTTGCAGTGAGGAACTCGGTATGGCTCGTCACGGAACAGAAATAGATCTACAAGAATTAGTTATGTGTATTAAACAAGCTGCTTACGAAGGTAAACCCTTTACACAAACAGGAAGAGCAAACGGTATTGCTTATCATAAAGAAAGATTGACACCTCGTTTTCATGATAGAGGTATAAACAATCTTCAAGACATGGTTCAAACTTTAATTGATACAAATAGAATTGTTAAAGCTATGGCTTTAGGATCAAAAAGTAAGAAGTGGTTAGATGTTCCCGATGGCCCATTTGCAGAAGGAGATGGAGAATTTACAACAGGAGCTTAAGCGGCATACCTCGTTGCAAGATTAGCTAATCCACCGTCACCAAATTTTCCGTTTCTTAAAGCCCAACTAAGTAGAGGACTATTTCCCCCCTGTCCACCAGCTACATTGATAGTGCCTAAAAGATACATTTGAATTTCATTTTCTGTCATGCCGGAATCTACTAAACTATTATAAGCTTCTTCTAAACCAGCTTCAGATAGCTTCATTTGGAAATCACTAAAGTCGGTATAACCAGCATCTAATACTCTTCTCATATCACTAATAATAGTTTCTTTAAATTCACCTAACTGCTCTAATAATCTTTCATTATTATCAAAGTCTAAAGTTCCTAAATTTCTTCTATACATTTCATAAGGTTCAATATCTTTTCCACCGTCTCTTGCATCTAATCTTTCTAGAAATCCTGTTACATCTTCGTTGCCAATAGTATAGAAGAAGCCGTCCAGAGCAGAATAATGAATTTGTAAATCGCCCTTAATATCTATGCCATATTCATCTTCCAATGCTTTTAAATCATCAAGCATAACATCACTCATAATATTCACCATAAGTTCATTCATACCTTCTCCGGCTGCTTTACCCGAATCATAATCACCTTGAGAGTAACCAAGTGGATCAAAGTCATCAAAATCTAAATTTGCATAAACTGATCTATGTGAGGGCTGATCATAACCACCAAAAATAGCATCGACAAGTTCAGCTACTGCTTTAACAGCTAGAGCCATTCCAAATTGTCCTGTAGCTGCTAACACTCCTGAAGCTGCTCGTAATGCTGTTTCAGGTTCGGGATCATCTATAAATTTAAGGGCTTCGGTAANACCTTCGATACCACCACCTATTTGCGCTAAGATAGTTAAACCTTTTTTTACTCCTGGTGGTATTGAATTTCCTACAACATCAAGAGCATCTTCAATAAAATCAGGAGTTATATCAAGAAAAAAATGTAAGTACTTCAGCATTAAGAGCATCCATTCCTGTTAAAATTTCTCCACCTTCTCCTACTGTCACAACATCTCCAGCTACTTTTCCAGAGTTGGCATATTTACCGCCTGAAGCAACATCTGCTGCTGACAATGTTATTGTCTTATAACCTCCAACTGCTTGACTTAATGTTGATCCATCTACACCAGTAGTCCATGTTAACTCGCCAGGTTGGTACGAAAATCCAGCATTTTGTAACCCAGTTAAGAAAGAGCTAGCATTTCCATTAAAGTTTATACTTTCTAAGAAACTATTAACACTATCTTCTGTTGCATTTTCAAAATTAGTTTCCTCTTCCGTATCACTTAAACTTTCATCTATTTCCTCTTTCATTTTAAATGGTTCATCATAATCACCTTCAAATGTCTTCTGTTCAATAACTGAACTTTCTCCAGCCCATGTTTCACTACCCCATTCTTCTGTTACAAA